TATAGTCTGAGCTGCATCAATGGTAAAGATGCAGAACCAGGGAATAAAGAGTCCCTGGGATAACAACACTGACACCGGTCCCGCTGATCCTGGCGATCCCACCCAGCCTTCAACCTTCAAGATTGCCCGTGAGACCCTGATCACTGCCCAGCGCATGCTGCTGGACACTGGCAACCTCAACATGTTCCACCAGTCCATCGGTAGCCTGACGTTGCTTGATGACTATCGTCGTTGGCGTGACCGCGTCTTCATTGACGAACTGGCCAAAGCTGAAGCCAATGGTAAAGCTGACACCACCCAGGGTGGCTATTACTTTGCTGGCGGTAAGACCAAGGATTCTTCTGGTCGTATCTCCTACACCTCTACTGAGTACACCGCTGAGCTCCAGCAGTTCCAGGTGCGTACCGACCTGCTGAACGTTGTCAAGGATCTGCGTAAGCGCAACGTACCGACCTATTCCGATGGTCTGTATCGTTGCATTTGCGATCCCACCTTCATGATGCACCTGCGTCGTGATCCTGACTTCCGTGAGATCGCTCGCTACGCTGGCAACCCCGGTCAGGGGATGTACATGGGCAACCCCGGTATGCCCAACAACTCCAGCTTCTACATGGGTCCTCAAGCCGGCCAAGGTTATTTCCTTGCCGGTGAACCCGTCATGCCTACTGGCGTGCAGTTTGAAGGCGTTAAGTTCTTTGAGTCGACCAACTTCCCGACCAAGACTATTAGCACCTCCTTCGACGGTGGCTCTACCTATACTTCCCAAGAAGCAGCCCAAGGTTACTTCTTTGGTCCTCAAGCTGTTGGCGTCGGTATCGGCGGCCCCAACGCTCAGGTGCTCATCAACAACAACGATGACTTCAGCCGTTTCATTATTCTGATTTGGCAACTGTACGCTGGTTTTGAAATCCTTAACAAGGACTTTATCACCACTGCTTACAGCTTTGTTTCTGACGACGGCAACATCTGATAACCTATAACTCATTCTCACAGGAGAAATAAATGACCTACTTGACCGCTAAAAAAATCTACCCCGGTAACTGGGCAGAACCTCTCAATGGTTGGTATAAAAACATTGACGCTAACCCCGTTGATGGCACCAACGATTCTTCCAAAGGTGGCCCCACTTCGGTGCTTGCTACTCCCGGTTATCGTTATTTCCAGCAGCGCGGTTACGTCCCTGTAACCTGGGCTTCTGGTAACGCTACCGCTAGCGGTGCTTACATGAGCGTGATCGTTCCTTCGCCTTACCGCCAGGACGACACTCGTACCGACATCACCGGCATGGTGATCTCTGGCAGCTCCACCCAGCCTGCTTACGTGTATCGCACCGCGATCTCCGTGGCTTCTGGCTGGGGTGATGGTCGCACCGCTTCCGGTGTGTACGCTTCTACCGGTAACATCATTTCCTTTGGTCGTAACACTGGTACTGCGGCTGCTGCCACTGGCGTTGCCTTCTCTGGCGTTGCTGAAGGCGCCATCCAAGCCAACATGACCTCCACGGTCTCTGGTGATGCTTCCACCAAGATTTACTTTGCTGGCGGTACGCAAGGCTTTGGTACTAACCCCTTCATCACTAGCACGGGCACTCCTGCTATCTCTGGTGTTGGCTCAGGTACTGTTTGCTACTACTCTGCTACTGCTGCTACCACTCTTGGTGTGTTTGCAAAGGGCGCCGCAAATGATACTTCCACTTCTGGTGGTATTTACATTTCTGACGCTGACGTTGCTGCAGGCCGTACTGGCTACCTGGTTGTCGAAGTGTGCTACATCCGTCCGGACGATGCTCCTGGCTACGAAGACATCGACGGCTACCTGACCGGTCGCACCGTTAGCTGATTAGGTTAAAGTGGATACCAGACACCCTCTGGTATCCATGCTTTACCAACACAAAAAGAATGGCGCTCGCGTCAAGATTGTAAGTGAGTTTGATAATGGCGACTGGTATATGGTCGAAGATCAAGATGGTCGCCTTTATACCGCTTACAAGGGAGAGCTTTTACCAGATGAAGAGGCAACCAAAAAGGTTAAGACTCTTCAGGTAAAAGACAAGGCATCCCTCGAAGAACCACGCAAGTTTCCTCCTGATACCCGCCTTAATGTCAACAGTGCTACGGCACAAATGATTGCGGATCATATCAAGGGAATTGGCCTTAAGACTGCTCGGGAAATTAAAGACTTGCAAATGAGCCTGTCAGGTGAAAGGTTTAATAACCTGGAGCAGTTGAAGCAAGTGAAGCGTGTAGATTGGGATTCCGTATTTGCCGCCAATCTGGTAAGAGTGTGATTCACATTTAATCCCGTCGATTTTGACGGGATTTTTTTGTCTTAAAATAAAAGTATTGATCTAGTGATATGGCAGTTAAATTTGATTTAGGGGATGTAGGGCAAAGCGGTACTGCCACTGGTCCTCACGCACATCTATACGTAAAAGATCTAGCGACTGGACAATACCTGGATCCGCGCACAATTCGTAGTCCGCTGCTTGGCTTGCGTGTAGGCCAACAGGAAATTCCTGCATTTGTTAAAGATGCAAGCGGCAAAATTGTAGTTAACCCTCAATCTGGTATTACGGTAACCTCAGAGTTTGGCGCACGTGTTGCACCTACAGCAGGCGCAAGTTCTTTTCACCAGGGGGAAGATTTAGCGTTGCCGGCTGCAACCAAACTCTCCTATCAAGGCGCTGGTACATACACGCCTAAACCTGGTAGTGCGGGATTTGGTAACTTAGGCACGTTTGTTACAGGTGACAATAAATATGAGTTGGGTTTTGGGCATATGTCTAGATTGGGCTCACCAGCATCCATAGTATCCCCCCAGGGAACTGCAACAGCTCAATCACCTACTTACGACCAATCACAACAACGCACAAACGATATCTTAGAGGCATTTATGAAAGGTACTCAATATGCCGCTGCACAACAACAACCACAACAGCAAAAGACTCCGCAAGATTTTCTAAGGGCACAACTTCTTTCTGGTCTCTTAAGCGGCGGCACCAATATGTTGCAGGGAGTTACGGATGCTACTGGACTTCCAGATGAATATACAAAAGCCATTTGGGGTTGAGTTTTAAGCTCTTATAATTGAAAAATAACGTATTAAATTAGTGCAACTAGCTGAGTACGATAAAAGCAGGGTCCGGTACCATCTCGGATACTTTACGGTTTCAGTACCGGCAGGTGACTACGCACGCCTGGAAGAATCCCTCAACACAATTCCGGACTCATACTTTTACGACAAGTTGATTATTCAACTAGGTCGTTGCGATACCGCTGAAAAGAAAACTGAGGTTGCCTCCAATCCCAGCACCCGCCTGGAAAGCATCCTTGGTGACGTGGATCGTACGATTCGCTCAAGCAATGCTGCAGAGGCACTTAAGGTCTGGAATCAGATTTATCTCTATGAGACAAATCGTCTAGCCGGTATTCTTTTTGTGCCCAACTACAAGGATGAATTCCAAGCTCGGTATCGCTACGAACGCTCAGGTGCTGAGTTTATTCAAGCGTTGCCAGGTCCCGCTGATGTTTCCGTTGGCACACGAATTTTTCTTCACGAAGGCTATCGGTAACCCTCAACTCGTGTGTGCTAAGATTTGCATACACGCATCAAACCTCAAGTGGTAGCTCCAATACCCCTTCCTGACATTGAAGAAATAAAAAAGTATTATCAATATTGCCCTGAAACGGGGCAACTGTTTTTAATAAAAGCCAGGTGCAATGCGGATTCACAAAAAGTTGGAAAACCTATTGGGTCCCTTGGTGGACCAGCTAGAAGAAAAACTTGGGTAGTAAAACATAAAGGCAAAAGTTATTATATTAGCCGAATTGCTTGGCTTTTAATGACAAATACAGATCCTGGTCCTTTATTGATAGACCACAAAAATAGAAACCCACAAGACAATAGATGGAACAATTTACGCTTAGCAAATGAAACCGAAAATAATTACAATAAAATTTTTGTTGGTTATTCCAAAAGAAATGACAATGGTTTTTACCGAGTACGTATTACATTAAATAAAAAAAGAATAACCATTGGTAATTTTAAAACTGAAAAAGAAGCGAAAGAAGTAGCATTAAAAGCTCAAAGCGTTTTTTACCGAGAATTTGCCTGTCTTGATTTAGAATAAAAAATAAATGGCTA